CTAAAGAAATTGCAAGTATGCTTGAACAAGAAGTACGAATGACAATGTTGAGGTCCTCATAATGCCAGGTTATGCATCAAACCAATTTTGGAACTTTGGAAAAACCTATGAAGCAGGTAAAACGTTATCACGTAAAAAAGATGACAACCCTAATTTCATTTTTCCTCGCCCACAACAACCAGACGTTTATAACCGTGTTACAGGTAAACAATATGTAGATACACGTATGCAGCGTGGTTTTATTAGAGGTATCTACCAAACCGTTGGGGCGCAAAATGACCCTTCTTTGGCAAAAATAAAACAAAGAAGATTGTTCTTTCAATTTAACCCAGCAACAATTGACCGTACTGTTGAGATGAATGCAATGGTGGCTAACCCTTTGCTGCAAGACCCTTCTCAAATCTTTCAACCAGTTGCTGGTACTGCGGCATTTTCGTTTGATTTAACGTTTAACCGAGAGGCTGAAGTTGTAGCCGCACAAAATGCTTCAACACAAATGACAAGCACAGGTAGGTGGGCAACAGATACTGCAAACCCTCTAACTACTTCATTAGATGAGTATGGAAAAGATACTTCACATTCTGATGTTGCAAGCCTTGGTGTTCTTGCTGACCTGTATGTTTTGGACTCTATTATTGGGCAGTCAATTACTCCAGATACAGCAGATTTTATTAAAGCGTATTTTACTACAGCAAATGCTGCACAACAAGCAAACGCTGCAACTCAAGGCACAACTACTGTAACTAATCCAGACGGTAGTACAACTGTTACAGAAACAAAAACTGATGGTACAACTGTTACAACAGTTACAGACACAAAAGGTAAAAAGACTATAACAACAGGAACAAGTGGGGATAGTACTTCTAACTTTGATGCTACTGGATTTGAAACAAACATTACAAAGAACTATGGAAACGGTGCATTTCTTAGCCCTATGCCCATTCGTATCGTGTTTTCTTCTTTGTTTATGGTTGAAGGCTATGTTGAATCAAGCAGTGTACGTTTTGCTAAGTTTACTAAAAACTATGTACCAACTGTATGCGCTGTTACCTTAACTGTTCGTGCTTTATACATTGGTTTTGCAAAAGAAGAAGCATATTTAACAACAGCATTAAAGACGGCTGTAAAGAGTGTAGTAGCCGAAAAAAATGCAGATAACGCACTGATTGAACTTGCAAAAAAATACTCCCGATATGGAATTGCTTTTTATTACACAACTCCAGATTTTACAAAAACTTATGTTCTTGACAATGGAACTGTACAGTATGGTCAAAATTCCGCTCAATTTAACACTGTACAAGGTTTTTGGAACGCTGGAATTTGGCCTCCTGGAGACGCTAATCCTTCGGGTGGTTCTTCTTTGTCTTTTGGTTACGACGAAAACATGGGGGCTGGAGTAGTTACTTCTTGGATTAGTCCCCAACTTGCTAAACAAATAAAAAATGGCATCATGTCGTGGACATTTAGTAGTTCTATTAAATTTGAAGAAATAAATGCAACTTCTAAACAAGTAGTTAAAAGTTTGTTTGAAGGACCTTTTACATATCTTGAACATGGTGCTCCTAAAATTGTTGAAATTTCAAAAATTGCAGAAAATGCTAACAAAGGAATTAAAGCAAGTCCACGTAAAAATAGATATGGAGGTCTCATAGAACAAGACGGATTACCTACTATGAATAGTGCTACGAGTTTGTTGCGTATGACTATTACTCATATAATTAATATGACAGTTCAAACCTCTGCTGGACCTGTAGAGATTGCAACCCCTGTTTCTGATTATATTGACATAGCGGCAACTGTAGGAGAACTAGGGAATCAACCAAGTAATGGTTTAATCACTGTTAGTAATGGTGGTTTTGTTTTGCAAGTTGGCAGTTCATCGCCACCCCCTACTGGCAGAAGGAGCACTCCAAATTGATTATCAAAGGCTCTCGTTACACAGAAAATACTGAAACACGAAATGAAGATACTAAAGTAATTGCTGAAGTTAAATCCTATACAACTTCGTCTTATTTTTCTGTTGTTACTCAACAATATGAAACATTTGCATCACTTGCTGCGGCTCATTTAAAAGACCCAACTTTGTATTGGAAAATTGCAGACCTCAATAAGTATTTAGGTTATCCAGATTTTATAGTAACAGGAACAGTTATTAAGGTCCCATTCAGATGATTTTTAAAAATGCATCTCAACTATCTCCAAATGTAGAAGTATCTATTGACAATGTCCCTGTTAATTACATGACATTACAACAAATAACAGTTGAAGAAAAAGAGAACATGCATAATCTTGCTATTCTTGAATTTGCTGGTATGAATACCGAGTTAATACATGAGTATTTAAATGTTCCAATTACCTTTAGCATTGAACTAACTGGTAAAGATATATTTAATTTTTATGGGTATATAACATTTGTAGAGCCAATCTCTGTTACACATGATGGTGTTATAAACAAAAGCCCATTTCAAAACACACGTGTTTATTGTTTTGGTTCAAGTTACGAAATGAAATCAACTTATTCTCGTATTTGGGAAAACATTACTATTTCTGAAATTGCAACACAACTTGCTGAAAAGTACAAGTTTTCTGTATCTGTCCCAAATAACTCTTATCGTTTTCCACGTCTTGTACAAACAAGCCAATCTGATTGGAAGTTTTTAACTAAAGCGTCAGAACTTCTTGGGTACTCTGTACTTATGGATGGTACACATATCCGAATTTGGGACCCATATGAGGCTTTGTATCAAAATGTTTCATATAGTATGCTTTTGACAATACGTGGAAGCGGTGGAGATGTAAGCCCACAGCCAGGGCAAATACTTAAATTTGAAGGACGCATTGGCGCCATAACTACTGATGGTTCCCGTTCTTCCGACACTCTTCATATATTAGACAAATCTGGACAATTATTGTCTGTTTCAAATGCTGAAAACTTTGAATCATCTGGGCTAGCAACAGGGCTTAAATCTCAATTTAATAATGTTCTTTCTATCAATGCTGATTCTTTTGACACGGCTAACCGATTAGTTACTGGAGCACTGCGAAAAAAGTTTCCAATGCGGGCTAGTTTAGAAGTGGTATCTGACCCAAGTATTAAACCTGGTGGAATTGTAAGCATTAATGAATACAACACTGAATTTGATGGTTTTTGGTATGTAATGTCAGTGCGCCATGAATTGCTGCAATCACACATGCGTACCTACCTAGAACTGGCAAGGGATGGACTTGGCAAGATTGCTACAGCAAATAAAGTAACATCTACATATGTTGTCCCCCCTGAGCCTGCCCTTATTGGAACTACATGGGTTTCGTCTAGAAACTATACCCATGTCTATAACTAGTAGGCTTTAAAGTATGAAATCTATAGCAATCCCTTTTTCCTTTACATCTGATACTGGCGCAGTTTCAACTGTTTCAGATATTGACTCTGTTATGAAACAAAACATTATGGACATAATTACAACATCACCAGGTGAACGTGTAATGCTTTTTGGATATGGAGCAGGGATAAGAAACCTTTTATTTGAAGAGCCAGACCAATTAGTTTATGATGAATACCGTATGGACATCATAAATGACTTAAATAGCAAATTGCCATTTGGAAAAGTAATAGATGTTCAAATTGGTGTCCCATCAGACTCTTTATATGTGGAAAGTACTACTACAACCATTTCAATTGTTATAAAATATGTAATCCCACCATTTGACACTTCTACTATGACTTTTAATATAAATAACACAAACATAACGTTCGGAGGGGCGTAATATGCCTAGTTTTGATTACACAAGCAGGGATTACCTGTCTATTCGCCAAGACCTTTTAGACCGTGCGTCATCACTTATTCCTGAATGGACTAACCGTAACCCTTCTGATTTTGGAGTGGTCCTGGTAGACCTATGGGCGTACCTTGGAGATATCCTTCATTATTATGTAGACCGTGCTGCCGCTGAAACCTACCTAGGTACTGCTATAAACACTTCTAGTGTTATGGCTTTGGCAAACCTATTTGACTATCGCCCCTCTTACCAAACGGCAGCAGTTGGTTATGTAACAGTATCTGCAAACACTCCTAACCACTCAGACACAATAATCATTCCAGCAAATACTGGTTTTGTTGCTCCTGCAACAGATAATGAACCTTTGGTCTACTTTACAACTACTGCGTCTGCAAGCATGAGCGCTTCTACCCCATCTGTTGCTGTTCAAGTTGCAGAAGGTAAATATGTAGGTACTGAATCACCTATTCAAGCAGTGACTCGTGATACATACAGTAATGGAACTGCTAGTCAACGTTTTAATTTACGTTTTGCAAACGTAATCCCTTCAAGCATTGTTGTGTACGTTGCGGAAGGCAGCAGTTCTGGGGGTGTTGCAAGCAACGTTCAATACTTTTACACATCAGATTTATCATTAAGTAACGCAGACAGTAAAGTTTTTGGAATTGAAATTGCTTCTGACGGTGTTGTACAGATTCTTTTTGGAAATGGTCTTAACGGAAATATTCCTAATAATCGTGCTGAAATAACAGTTTCATACCGTTACGGTCAAGGTTCGGGTGGAAACGTTGGTTCGGGGCGAATTACGGCTTTTGAAGCAGGTTCTAACATTCCTAATGTTTCAATTACATCATCAACCGCCATTACAGGGGGTACTGATTCTGAATCTTTAGAATCAATGAAAACAAACATACCTTTAACTTTTAGAACTCAAAATCGTGCAGTGTCTATTCAAGACTTTAAAGATTTAGCATTAAGAGTTCCACAGGTAGTTAAAGCAACATGCGAAGTAGTTGCTGGAAGTTCTGCTCCTACAGAAATTCTAATTTATGGTCTTCCGTATCAATCTGATTACTTAACAAATGCAGATGCTTCAATACCTGTTCCAACTTTTATAAAAGAGGGAATTGTTGAATACTTTGAACCACGCACACTCGTTGGAGCCAGCGCTGGTGCTGCTAATAGTGTTGGATTAGATGCCGTCAAACTTACAGCAACTATTTATGTTGCAGATAATGCTGTTACGTATTGGGTTAAAGAAGCAGTTCAAAATGCTATTGACACTTTCTTTTTGTTTGATAATGTTTCATTTGGACAAACCCTATCAATTGGCGCTTTTTATAAAGCAATACAAAGTATTGAAGGTGTTGATTACGTAATTATTACGGCTTTTAATAATAATGAATCTGGAGCGGTGTTGTCAACAATAACAGCGGCAAATACTCAGTTATTTAGAAAAGGTCTTATTACGTTAACAACTGTTGGTGGTATTACAGGGTCGCTTGCTTAATTATGGCTTATACATCTTTTACACTTCGTAAAACAAGCGATGGTTCAAACCTCCGTAAAAATGCTGCTATTGATGGTGCACTTCGTTCTGACGGCATTGCTGTTGAAAACCTTGGTTTGTTTGCAGCAGGTGAAAATACTTTTACTGCTAATACCCTTGCTCAAGGTTCTGTAACCCTTACTTGGACATTAGACGAAGCACTTGCTGAAATCTCTATTGGACCAGTTGTTCCAACTGAACTTCGTATTGTTTCTTCATTTAGTGGTGAACCAGTTACTCTCCGTGATGGTACTACCATACAAACTATTACAGCACAAACTGCCACTGACACGTATATTGACACACCGATAGTTCAAGAAGGTCGTTGGGTTTATTATTCTTTGTTTGTAAAGTACAGCAACACTACGGATTATTGGTATGAGCGTGTAGCAACTTTGTATATTCAAATACCCATTAGTTATGGTTCTGTTGAAGGAATGTGGCAACATATTCCTGAGTATTACAAACTTCTTGATTATGCTCAACCTGACCTTGAAAATGGCTACACGCCTTTGTACGCATTTCTTGAGTTGATTGGTAATGAAGTAGACCGCACAAGAACACTTATTGAAAGTGTTGCCCTTTCTAATGACCCTGAATTAGCAGTAACACCAGCACTGCAACAACTTGCTAAAGAAGTTGGATTAGAAATAACAACTGACGACTTAGGCACAAGTAAAGTACGTGCGCTGTTAAATAACATTGGAACACTTCGTCAAGAAAAAGGCACAATTTCAAACATTTGTTCTTACATTTCAGCATTGACTGGTTGCCGTGTTGAGTATGAATACAATGGTGCTCTTGCTAA